CTCTCCGAAGGTCAGTTCTCCGCCTTCATCTATCCACGCTGCTGCAGGCTTCGTTGCCGCAATATTGATGCGGTGCCCGCCGGAAGTCGTGATGGTCGTTCCAAGGCTTCTCATGATGTTATCCTCAGTCAGAACATCGATCAGTCGGCTGTCCCATTCCTCCGGAACAAGGTATCCGCCTTCTGTCGGTACGGATTCCTGGAGAACGTTACTGATCTTACGGAAGTTGGTACGGAAGGCTGTCAGCATGTCCTTTCTGTACTGCTCGGACGCGCGACCGGTCTTGACCTTCTCAGGATCATCCGGTGCACCGGCACCAGGCTTTCCGGTAAGCGGCGTTGCTGTTGGCTTGCCAAGCATGTCGTCGATATCTCTCTGGCGCTGGAGTCTGTCGATTTCCTTTGTAAGGCTGGTGATTTCATCCTCCATGTGGTCATAGGTTGCGCCATCCTCCGCAGAAAGGATTCCCTCGTTGTTTCTGTGGTCCTCGAGAAATGCCTTCGCATTCTCCCAGACGTTTGCTCTCTTATTGATCAGTTCCTGTACATTCATGGTGTGTATCCTCCTTAGATAAATTTCTTCATGAGATCGAGACGTTTCTCGAGCTCGTCAATTCTGTGTGTATCATCTGCTGCTTCCGGCTCCGGCTCATGCGTCTTGACGTAGTCACAGAGCTTTTGGTTCATGGCTGCCGCGACGCGGTATCGGGAAAAGAGCATGCCGGGTGTCTTGTAATCCTCCAAATCTTCATCCGGCGGTGTATCCTTTTCTTCCTCGTCCGGATCAGGCTCTGCCGTCTTCCCATAGAGAGAATTTCGCTCAGTGATCGCATCGGCAAAGTGAAGCTCGACCGCTTTCCCGGCATCCATCCAGGTCTCTTCATCCATTAGCTTACTGAGCTTGTTTCTGGAAAGACCGCTCTTCACCTGGTAGGCATTGATGATGGAATTCTTCACTTCATCGAGCATCTCGATGGCCTTCTGCATCTCTGCGGAGTTTCCCATCGCAACCGTGGAAGGGTTATGGATCATGATCATGGATACCGGACTGACAAGCACCGTATCGCCCGCCATCGCAATGACTGAGGCGGCGGATGCTGCGAGGCCATCAATCTTGATCGTGACCTTTCCCGGATAATCGCGGAGCATGTTGTAAATCTGCGCCGCTGCAAAGCAGTCACCGCCCGGCGAATTGATCCAGACAGTGATGTCTCCTGTTCCTTCTGAAAGATCCGATTTGAAAAGAGCCGGCGTGACATCATCGTCAAACCAGCTCTCTTCCGCAATCGTCCCATCAAGGAACAGCGTTCTTTCTTCAGTTGTCTCTTCTGGATTTTCTGGATCGGGAAGTTTGTTTCTTACCCATCTCCAGAACTTCTTCTGCGTCTTCATCTGTGTCCTCCTTTTCATCTGGACTGTTTGTGTATGCGCTGCCAGCGTCGGCTAGCTTGACGACATTTCCGTTTAAGATGTGGATGTTGCCGCCTTCCTCATCAGAAAGCAGATCCATGTTTTCCAGGCTTCTTACATCGTTGACCGACATGATCCCATTCTGGATTCCGGTCGCGTAACCGCTCATACGGCTGGCGTAATCGCCGCGAAGGAGTCCGTCAACGTTAAAGCGGATAAAGTACTGGTTCTTTTCTTCCGGAAGAAGCAGCGCTCTCTGCATCGACTGTTCCCAGCGGGAAAGCCACGGCTCCAGCGTATAAGTCACAAACTCCAGCGACTGCTCTTCGATATTGGAGAAGGTCGCATGCTCAAGGTCGCCGATCATGTGCGGCGGGATACGGAAGATTCTCGCGATCTCATCCAGCTGGAATTTTCTCGTCTCCAAAAACTGCGCCTGCTCCGGCGAGATGGAAATTGGCGTATAGGTCATGCCTTCCTCAAGGATGGCGACCTTGTTGCCATTAGAGCTTCCGCCGAATCCTGCCTCCCAGGATGACCGGATCTTTTCCGGGTCTTTCACGACGCCCGGCATCGAGAGAATCCCGGACGGATTCGCGCCGTTCTTGAAGAAAGTCGCACCGTACTCCTCGGTTGCCATTGCCATGCCAATGGAGTTCTTTGCCATCGCTATTGGTGAATATCCGACCAGGCCGTCAAAGCCAAGTCCCGGGATATGCAGCATGTCGGAAGGCGAGAGTCTCACCGTTCCCGTTTTCATGGTCGGCGCATCAGACGAGATCATCTGGTATTCGTAGTAGAGCTTTCCGTTCTCGTCACGGTCCACCCGCATGCGGTTTGCCATCAGCGGATAGAGCGCGACGACCTCGCCCCTGCCGTTCCGGATGATCTGCGCGTAGGCATTGCCCCACATCAGAAGGTGCGTCATCAATGTCTCGCGGAAGATGAAGGACGTCATCTCCGGATTCGGCTCATCATGAAGAAGCCGGTAAAGCGGATGCTCGATGGCTTTCTTCTTGCTGCCGTCCTCGTTATACACGTAGGTGTGAAGCGGCAGCGATGCGATGGCTTCCGACAGAACTCTCACGCAGGCATAGACTGCTGAGATCTGCATTGCCGACTGCTCTGTCACAGCCTTCCCGGTCGACGAATAGCCGTAGTAGTACCGGTATCCGGAACGGTTCGTAGAGTCCTTCGGCTTATCTCTTGACCGGAAGATTTTAGAAAAGATGCTCATGTCTCACCGTCCTCCTATAAAAATAAGATGCCTCTCGTGTCATACACGGAAGCACCATTGTCGTTGCCGCAGCGGATCGCACGGTCGAGCGCCATAATCGTCGCAACGGCACCGTCGATCTTCTCTGTGGACTTCTCCTTATCCGCCTTAATATTTCCTGCCGGGTCCCTTCGAATGTAGATGTTGTCCATCATCCAGCGGAGCACCGGATGCCCGCCGTGGGCGATCCGCTTTTCCAGCGTTAGTTTCATAAGCTCTTTCGTAGGCGGCGACATATCTTTAAAGCCCTGTCCGAACGGTACAACCGTAAATCCCATGCCCTCCAGGTTCTGCACCATCTGAACAGCACCCCACCGGTCGAAGGCAATCTCCCGGATGTTGAAACGCTCGCCTAGGTTCTCGATAAATATCTCTATGAATCCGTAGTGGATGACATTGCCTTCTGTGGTCTGAATATACCCCTGCTTCTCCCAGACTTCATACGGGACGTGGTCGCGCCGGACCCGGAGATCAAGCGTATCCTCCGGCACCCAGAAATATGGAAGAACGACATACTTATCATTCTCATCCAGCGGCGGAAATACCAGTACGAAGGCGGTGATGTCGGTCGTGCTGGAAAGGTCGAGCCCGCCGTAACAGACGCGCCCTTCGAGGTCTTCCTCGTTCACTGGAAAGGCACAGGCATCCCACTTATCCATCGGCATCCAGCGAACCGCCTGCTTCACCCACTGATTGAGCCTCAGCTGCCGGAAGGAGTTCTCCTCTCCCGGATTCTGCTTGGCAGACTCGCAGGCCGCTTCGACCTTGTCGATGCCTACTGTGATGCCGAGGGACGGATTAGCCTTCTTCCAGACTTCCGGATCTGTCCAGTCATCCGATTCATCTGCTCCGTAGATCACCGGATAGAAGGTCGGATCGATCTTTCTGCCTTCCAGGATATCCTTCGCCTTCTGATGGGTCTCATAGCAGATGGAATTGGTATCTGTTCCGGCTGTCGTGATCAGAAAATACAGTGGCTGCATCCTAGCGTCGCCGGAGCCCTTCGTCATGACATCAAAGAGTTTGCGGTTCGGCTGCGTGTGCAGCTCATCAAAGACAACCCCGTGGATATTGAAGCCATGCTTCGAATATGCCTCCGCCGAGAGCACCTGGTAGAAGCTGTTCGTCGGCGCATAAATGATTCGCTTCTGTGATGTCAGGATCTTCACGCGCCGGTTTAATGCCGGGCACATCCGAACCATGTCCGCTGCCACATCAAAGACAATCGCCGCCTGCTGCCTGTCCGCAGCACAGCCATAGACCTCGGCGCGCTCCTCGCCATCTCCGCAGCAAAGAAGCAGCGCCACTGCAGCAGCAAGTTCTGACTTGCCCATCTTCTTTGGGATCTCGATATAGGCTGTGTTAAACTGCCGGTAGCCGTTTGGCTTTAGAATACCGAACAGATCCCGGATGATACGTTCCTGCCAGTCGATCAATTCGAATGGTTTTCCGGCCCAGGTTCCTTTGGTATGGCAGAGCTGCTCGATAAAGAGCACCGCGAAATCCGCCATCTCCTTGCTGTAATGAGACGTCTCTGCCATGAAACGAGTCGGTTTATAGTCTTTCAGTTTTCTCATTGCCACGAGCGACGCCTCCTTTCCGGGCAAAATAAAAGACCGCCAATCCTCTGATTGCGATCCTCGTGGTATCTATATGAAGTACGAGAGCAAGAGCCGCTCTCAGCTCTGCTTTCGGAATTTTCAAATTCAGTTTCTGCTTAGTTGTACTGCTTAATGAGAACCGCGTAGGCAAGCTGGCTTATCTCGTCCTCCGGTTCCATGTCCCAACCGCGGTCGTAGTTCAGTGTGACCTTGCCGTCAATCCGAAGCTCCATCTTGGAAATGCATCCGCCTTCGATGCCGTATTCCTCGGAAGGCTCGCCGTAATGCTTCACGCAGTATTTTACGTTTGTTCCGTCGATCAGAAGTGTTCCTTTTTCCCACATGTTCGTATCCTCCGTCTGCTTTGTTTTCCTTTTCGGTGTGTACATATATCACTCTAAGCGCCAATAATAGCAAGTCATTTTTCAAGATATATGTGACTATTTTCCGTGCGGTTTCTGCGGAGCGGATTGTGTAATTCCGTCCATCGGTTACGCTTCCTTGACTGTCATCTTAAAGGCCGGAATCAGCGCGTGCTCGCTGCTTCCGAAGTGGGTGTAGCGCTCCCTTACTTTAACGATCCCGTCCAGTGTGCAGCCGAGCTCCTCGAAGCGGGCGATGGTTTCGATCAGGCTTGAAAAAGTGGAGCTGATCGTGAATTCCTTGATGCCAAGCTTCCTGCAGTCGGCAAGGATCGTCTCAATGTCGTTATCCCAGATGACCTCAGCGAAGTTCGGCAGGTCGTTTCCCGCTTCCTTGCTGTAGAGGTATGCCTGTCCGAGCGTCCAGTGGCATCCGATGTCCTCCCATTTCATTCCCGGCTTTGCGTTCTCAATGGCTTTAACTGTGTACTTCATGTCTGTTTCCTCCTTGGCTTGTTCTCTTTTGGTATGTACATATATCACTCTGAAGCCCTCTAATAGCAAGTTATTATCGAGATATATGTGACTATTTCAGAGAAAAATTTCACGCATGAAGTGTGCAGTTTACGCTTCTCCGGTCATGATGAATTTCACGTATTCCTGCCGGTGATCCTCTAGAAAAAGCACCAGTTCGTAGAAATCCCGGTCGAAGGCCAGCCGCTGCACCATCGGAACGTCAAACATGTTCGTCAGGCCGGTATCGCGGATAGCAAGGATCTGTTCTCTAACTTTTTCATCCATCTCAGTCCACCGCCTTTCTTACGGAATCAACGCCGTAGATCACATTGAGTCCAGAGCCGTTATCCCAGCTCACCATGATGCTGCCGGTATCGTCGACGCCGATGATGGTTCCCTTGGTTCCTGCCGGCGGTGCCTGAACATCATCCATCTGGACGAGCTCGACGCGGGTACCGGCCGGATAGGTTTTCCTTAGGGCAATCAGCTGATCTTCTCTTATTCCTCGCATGCTTCTTCCTCCTTCTCCGGTGTGCCGTTCTTCCAGCTGGAATTCCCGATCAGGTTCTGAAGCAGAATCTTTCGCTCCGTCTTGTACTCCGGCCCAATAAAGCCAAGCCGGAGAAGGAAGCAGCGGAAGGCGTACTTTTCGTTTGTGACCTCCGTCTCTGTGCTGCTTGCTCGCTTGAGTGCCCTCGAGAGCTTGCAGAGCAGGGAAATGAAGTCGGTATATGCTTTCGCCGCATCCGCTTCCGGCATCTCGGTAAACCATGGAAATGAAATCCGATCCTCGCCGATATCAATCGGAAGCTCGTCAATGCCAAGTGCCTTTTTGATGAGGCTTCCCTTTGCTGTGAGAAGATTTGTCAGGTTTCCGACCGCCACCTTATCAAGCGGCAGGCTGATCGTAAGTCCCGTGGAATCTGTTTTTTCCGTCGTCTCTATTTCTTCGGCTTCTTCCGTTTCCGGTTCCTCCTGTACTTCTTCAATCTCTGCGGAAATGCCGACGTCTGCCAGGCTTGAAATCAGTTCTTTCATCATTTCTTCGTCCTCGCAGGCAATGCTGCCGTCCCGGTCCACCGTAATGCTTCCAATCTCATAGCCTGCTGTCGGCATCCCAAAGTAGGTCGCCTTTTCTCCAGTGATTGTTGCGATGGCTTCCACCAGCGCCTTTCGTTCCTTTCCGGTTCTCTCTGTTCTTGCTTTCATGTATTCGTACCTCCGTATGTGTTTTCCTTAAGGCCCTGTGCCTTTTGGTACGTACATACATCACTCTAAAGGCCGGATATAGCAAGCGAATTCTGGCTTTTTCTGAGGTTATTTTCGGCCGGAAAGCAGAAACGAAATCAGTGTATTATGCCGTCTCGAATTCGACCTCTTTGACAAGATCGGCATATGTGTATTTCTTGCCGGCCCTCTCGACTGTCACATTTTCTGCATCGCCGGTGTCCTCCACGTAGCGGCGGAGAATCACCGACGCATACTTCGGATCAAGCTCGCACATATAGCAGGTGCGGTTCAGCTGCTCGCATGCCATCAGTGTGGAGCCGGAGCCGCCGAAGGTGTCAATGACCACGGCATTTTCCTGCGTTGAATTCTTGATCGGATAGCCAAGAAGATCCAGCGGCTTCGATGTCGGATGGTCCTTGTTTCTCTTCGGCTTATCAAAATTCCAGATCGTCGTCTGACTGCGATCGGAATACCACGAATGCTTCCCATTCTGAATGAACCCGTAGAGCACCGGTTCGTGCTGCCACTGGTAGTCGGATCTGCCAAGCACCAGGGAATTCTTCACCCAGATGCATACGCCGGCCAGGTGAAAGCCCGCATCGACGAAAGCCCTCCGGAAAGTAAGTCCTTCCGTGTCTGCGTGAAAGCAATAGGCTGCACCGCCTTTTTCCAGATGATCCGCCATGTTCTTGAAAGCGGAAAGCAGGAAATTGTAAAACTCCTCGCCCTTCAAACTGTCATTCTTGATGGTAAGACCGTCCGATGCCTTGAAGGAAACGCCGTATGGCGGATCGGTCAGTACCAGATTCGCTCTGGTTTCACCCATGAGCCGATCGACATCCTCCTTAGAAGTGGCATCTCCGCATAAAAGGCGGTGCCTTCCCACGGTCCAGAGATCACCCGGTTCCACAAAGGATGCCTTTTCAAGTGCTGCCGACAGATCAAAGTCATCATCTTCAACATCTTTTTGTTCACCGGTTCCGAGGAGCTTTTCAAGTTCGTCATCGTCAAAGCCAAGAAGCGACAGATCAAAGGATGCGTCCTGAAGATCAGAAAGTTCCACGGACAGCATCTCTTCATCCCAGCCTGCGTTCAGGGCTAACTGATTGTCCGCAAGGATATAGGCACGCTTCTGCGCATCGGTAAGATTCTCGGCAAAGACGCATGGCACTGTCTCATAGCCTTCCGCCCTCGCTGCCTGCACGCGTCCGTGACCGACCAGAATGTTATAGTCGGCGTCGATCACCGCTGGCGAGACAAATCCGAACTCGCGAAGGCTTGCTCGAAGCTGCGCGATCTGTTCCTTGCTGTGTGTTCTTGCATTCCTTGCATAAGGCACCAACTTGTCGATCGGTACCTGCTCTAATTTCTGTGTATTCATTACATTCCCTTCCTTGCACGAAGAAGCCGTTCCATCACGTCATCCTGCGGATTCATTCCACTGTATTCGGTTGAGCAGTTTTCCTTGACGATCTGGAAGATCTCGTTCCACAGGCGATTAGCCTGATTCATATAGTTGATTCCGATATTGATGAACGGAGAAGGGATCGGCTTCCCAGTCGTCGGATGCTTGGAAAGGTATCCGAGCCGAGTGGTCATCTCTTCACACTGAATCCATCTGGCGCAGCACATCGCATAGCGCTCCAAGAGTTGCGGCGATACCGCCTTAGCCACACCGAGCTGCTCCAGCCATTCCCATGTCTCTTTGTATATTTCACCGGCTTCCAGCGTGGAGCCGTCGTGCTGCTTCGCAGAGAGGAAGTCATGAGGTGCTGGCATATCCTCGCCCTCGACGTCTGGAATATCCAGAACGGTGAGCTTTCTTCCGCCCGGATTCCCGTCCTCGTATTTCTGCTTTACCGCACTCTTTTTCCTGCCGGCACCCGGACGCTTCCCGCCGCGGCCGCCGATGTTATTCGATTTTGTAGGCACCTGCTTCACCGCCTTCCCTTATTACCCGTTTGAATTCGCTTTTTTTGCACAGAAGACCCCGCGCCGTTTTCCGCGGCAAAGGCGCACAGCGATTTGACCCGCCCCTCCCGGTCAGAAAAAATTTATCTGTCACCGCGTTCACGATGAATCTTTTCATGACAAGACCGGCAAAGGCTCATCAGATTCTTTTCCTCGTTGCTTCCGCCTTCAGACAGCGGCACGATGTGATGCACCTCTTCGGCTGCCACGTATCGGCCCTCCTTCAGGCACTGCTCGCAAAGCGGATGCTTCCGAACATAACGGTCACGGATTCTCTTCCAGGCTCTGCCATAACGTTTGCCGGGTGAGTATCCGCGCGTGAACTTCTCGTAGTGATCGTTCATGATCTTGGCGTGCTCTTCGCAGTACTGCTCGCCGTCCTCACAAAGATTCGGGCAGCCAGGATAGCGGCAGGGCCTTTTCGGTTTCCTTGGCACGACCTGCGCCTCCTTTCATGGCATAAAGAAAGCCCTGCGAGGAGGACCCCACAAGGCTTCGTGCTCTCTGTATTCTTTTTGCATTTCTGCTGATTATATAGTATCACAGCAGCCGCCCGGACATCTCTGGACAAAGCTGGACATTTCGGGCGCATTTCATATCGTGATCGGATTTTCCGGCAGCACCACATGAAGCAGTGCCTTGCCATGCCATCTTCTTACAGTACGGGCATCGGCATGGAGCTCTGTCCCGATCTGCTCCCACGTGTAGTTATGAACGTAGCGGTACTTCAGGACCATGCGTTCATCCGTATCCTCCACTGATGTTATGACAGACCGTATCTCTTTCTTTAGCTCCATCAGAAGATCAATCTCCTTATTGATCTTGTCCTCAAGCTCCATGATCTTCTCAAGGCTTCGGACAAACGGCGCATCGTAGTTCTTGGATGTCTGGATGCGTTCTGTCAGCTTAGGAGAGGATACGCTGGACGCCATCTCACGAAGCGATGCCACTTCCTCCAGATCGCTGCATATTTTCTGGTCCAGACGGTATGCCTGGCGCAGATATTCTTTTGCTGTCATGGTAGCCATTCCTCCTCTAATTTCGTAAGCAGCGCCGGCCCATCAAGATCGGACAGCGCCGCAAAATAGTCGGAACGGAAGAATCTCTCAAGATCCTCTACCATGAGCTTTGCTTCTTCGTTCTTTCGGTTCTTTTTCAGTTTCTTTCTTGCGCTGCGATAGTCTTTTGCAGCTTGAATAATGATCGCGTTCGCAAGTTTTACGTAGGGATCGATCAGCACCGCCTCCTTTTCAGGTTTGCCTTCACTGCATCGATCAGGGCATCCTGTGTCTTTTCTTTTTTCCGGAGCGCTTTCATGACCTGCTCATCAATCGTTCCCTTCGCAATGATATGGTGAATCACCACCGTATCCTTCTGGCCCTGCCGATGGAGTCTTGCATTCGTCTGCTGATAAAGCTCCAGACTCCAGGT